CATCAATACCTCTACCGTAGATCATATCTACGATACCATTTATACAACAAGAATTTGTTGGACTACTTAAGTAAAGGTTTATTAAGTTGTCAAAATAATCATTGTTTTCTCCATAGGTAACCCAGTCTTTACTATAATGCTCTTTTATCTCTGGCGTAGTATAACCCTGTAGATTAACAACTCTAATATTATTTTTATATGTTTTCTTTTTACTCATATTATATTGTTATATATTTCTGTCCGGAAGGTGAAGCAGTATGTTCATCGTACTTACCTGTGTTTAATGTATGAGGAATAGTTCTATCTGTTTGAGCTGTACAATATGCTTTATCTCTGTATAATAGACTTCCTGATCTTGTTACTTCTATATAATACATTTTACTCTCAGACAAAATACTGAATGTACAAGGTATTTCTATAAAGTTACCGCTATAGGTAGCAGTTAAGCTTGTTAGTGTTTCCGTTTTTCTAGTACCGTCTTCAGTTATTTTTAATTGAACATTACTATCTTCTAAATAAGATCTAGGTACAATTTTAATTGTTTGCGAAGTTGATACTGGTAATAGTATTATCATATATAGATAATCAAAAAAAACCTATTTTGTTTTAAATAAAAAAGCCCCACTGAAAAGTGAGGCTTTTATACATATTGAAGATTGATTAGTTTCCTCCTCCAGGTATTCCTGATGGATCATCATCAACATCTACATCAGTAGCAACTCCAGGTACAACAGTAATTGTACTTGCATCTCCTAAAGTTAACTGAGTATCTGTTTCAGCAGTAACAGAAATAAAGTTAGCAGGTTGTCTTTCTTGTCCAGATAAAGTTAAATTATATCCGCTTAAATCACCCATTGCAGATCCAGTAGAAATAGTTCCACCAGTTACATCAGCTCCGTGTTCATTACCTACATAAAAGTAGTTATCATTATTATCTTTTACAATAATGTGTGGTCTTCCAAAAGACAATAATTTAATTTCTTTATGGTCTTTTAATGTTAATTTAGGTAAAACTAATGTTAGAACTTGCTCAAAGAATGTGCCTCCTGTATCAGTAGAGGAATTAATTGTTTGTTCTAAATTAGAATTGCCTTTAAGATCGTATCTGTAAGCAGAAAGTCCAGATCCAAGTCCATCAATTTCATCAGTGTTTGTACTATCATAAGCAACATCAGTTGTTCCGTAGTTAATGAAATAAACGGCTTTTATACCTCCTACTGAGTCTTTACACGGTCTTTGTCTTCCTTGTGTTAAATCGCAACTCATATTATTATTTTTTATATTAAAAAGGCGGCGTTAACCGCCCTTTTGTTAAACATCTATTTTATTTATTAAGCGTTTACTCTGTAAACGATATCAGATCCAATTCCGTATTGAACTCCACTTGTAAACCTCATAATTACTCTTACATTTTGAGATCCATCTAAGTCAGCCATATCGATAACTTTCACTTCATTATGGTCAGATAATAATCCTGTTCCAAAGAATAAGTTAGATTTTTCAGCTGCAACAGCAGTGTCATCAGCTAATCCATTAGCAACAAATAGTTTTACACCATCGAAGCTTAATGAACCATTGTTCCACCATTGAGTTCCTTGAGAATTTACACCGTTTGCACCTAATCCAGAAGCACCAAATCCACCTAAAGATCTTACATAAGCTCTAGCGATGTTTTGAGATACATATACAAACATATCTTCTTTTCCATATAATGAAGATGGAATTGCATCTACGATAGAACCTAGTTCAGCGATTACGTTAGAAGAAGTAATTGCAGATCCAGTTACATCTATAACATCAGAATCAGCAGCTAATAAAGTAGAGAACCCATCGAATTCACCAGCAGTAGCATCAGTACCACTCCAGATATTTTGCTCAGTCTTCTCAGCAACTTTAGCAGCAACGTGAGAGATTAAGAAATCACTAAATTTAGGAGGTAATTGATCAAATGAAGAATATCCCATTTGAATAGCTTCCCAGTCTGAACGGAAGTCTTTCTTACATAACTCTATATTAACTTGAAATTCTTCTGGTTGAAGGATTCTTTCAGTTAATGTGATTGTGCCTGTATCAGCAAAGTCACAAGAAGCGTTAGCAATTAGTCCACTAGAAGAAACTTTTTTCATTACTTCTTTGAACTTTACGTTTGGTTTTACTGTAATTCCACCATTGTCTATAGTAGAACCAGATAATAATGCAGCAGAGATATACTTTCCAGCAAACTCTCCAGCATAAGTACTTGTAATTGAAGTTGTAGTAGCCATTTTTTATTATTTATTTAATTTATTAGTATTTATGATATTTTACTTAAAACCCTATCCATTATAGTTTGAGGTCTTTTCTGAGCATAAAGATTTATGTTCTTTTTCTCTACAGAAGATTCAGGATCGTGTGTAATAGGTTCAACAGCTGGTTCTTGAGAAGATAGTTGTTCTGGAACTTCATTCATCTCTTCTTCGCTTTTAAGATTACCTACTAAAGCTTTCATTTCTGCCATAGCTTTTTCTAGATCTTCTTTTGTAGCATATTTAGCCATTGGATCTTCTTTTACCTCTTCGATAATTTCTTTCTCTTCCAATTGTTTTTTGTCTTCATAAGAAGCTTCAACTTCATCAGATAATTCAGTTTCTGATTCAACGTTTTCTACTTCTTTGATTTCTTCACTTAGAACAACTTCTTGTTCTTTTACTTCTATTTCAGAAGCATCACTTTTAACCTCCATTTCAGGGGCTTTAGAACTGTCTTCTTCACTAAGAAGGACGTTCTTGAATTTTTCTACGATTTCACTTGCTTTCATAATAAAATTTTATATATAGTTAATTAATTAGTTACCTGTCTGTTGTATTTTTGGTTAGTTAGCAGCATTACAAGCATCACAATCATCATATAAAGTAGCTGACTCTATATGATGTTCTCCACTAGCAGAAACATTGAGTACAGTATAACAATTGCTGTGACCTGAATTCTCAAACTCTAAATAGTACACGTTACCAACTACAAGTTGGGTATCGTGTAAATGAATCTCTTTCTTCATATTATGACCACATCTTTGTACCCTATAATAGTACTCATCTCCAGAAGGACTTTCTCCTTTTGTTTTGCCTATTCCTTGAGCCTGTAATGATCCATCACAACACTTTATTGAATAAGTACCATTAGCACATAAACATCCTCTTCTATTTGATCTTGGAGTTGCGTTTCCAGGAGTTTTGAATTTACCTCTCATTTCTTACTGCTTTTTGGATGTTTAGTTGGTAGTAAATCATAGTCAGTTGTATATTTAGCATTTTCCGGTCTTCCGTTTCTTACTAAATACATAAAAGCATTTACTCTAGCGTGCGCCCATTGTGAAGGTGATTTTACATTTGGTGAATGACTTGTGTTGAATGCACCAAGTCCTCTTTGGAATACAGAAGCCAGCATACCAACAGTTATGCCATAACCTAACTTTTCTTTATATTTTTTATTAAATTCATCAGCCTTTTTATTAAGCGAAGCTCTATCTTTTGCAGATACCTTCGCCCCTGTTTTTCCTGAAGCATCTCCTTTTGCAGTACCTTTACCTTTTGGGTTCTTATTAGGTGTATCAGACTTAGGGGCCTTAGGGCTTTTTCTTATACCTCCTTTTGGGCCTACTTCAGCTAACTTATGTTTTTCACAAGGCATATACCAAGTTTTACCTTCAAAATCGTGTTCGTGAGATCCTTTACAACCTAAATCTAATGCAGCACTTTCAGCTGCTTCTTTACTAGAATAAGCTAATCTATTATCTATTATTGCAAACTCTTTGTCTACTGTCATAGATTTCAATTCTAATTCACCAAGTTCTCTTAACTTACCTCTTGACCAACTTAATCCTGCTTTACCTCCCCATAGTAAGTAAGATATAGTTCCACAAGCTTTACTATCATTAGGATCATAATAAGTTTCAGCTCTAGATAAATAAGAATACATTCTTTTTATTGTTGATACACTTAATTTTTCTCCTCTTGCTAATTGTTGCGCTCTAACTTTACCTACAGAAGTAGCACATTTATTGTTTACCTTCTTATTAAGTTCAATACCTCTTTTAGCATTATTTCTAACTCCGGATCCATAGTCACTATATGTTGCCATATCTACTTCTAATATATCAGTTAATTCTTCTATAATAGATAAAGCTTGTAACTCTTGATCTTGTTCATACTTAATTGCATCTATAAAATGACCTTCAATAGAAAATCCTTTTACCTTACCAGACTTAACATAGTTATTCCATACATCATCATTATTAACTTTCATAGATACCATCCAAGTACCTATAGGTAAATTAAATCCATACTTATTAGACTTGTCTTGTTTCTCATCTTCTATTATCCAGGACTCGACAACAGAAAGTCCATTAAGTTTAATCTCGTGTTCTAAAGTAGAATTATTCTGATTACCTTTAGTCAAGAAAAGCTCTGAGGCTTTCTTGACGGTTTCTTCACTGAAATAAATATAATATTCTTGTTCACCAAACTTTCTGAATATTTGTTTATTAGGTATTAAAGCTGGCCCCATTATTATTTTCTTCTCTTTATCTACTTCAGCTAATTTTACCTCTTGAGATTTAAGAGCAATGAAGTCTTCTTCTATTGCTGGATTATCAACTATTGATATTGCTTGTATTCCTGCGATATCACTTTCTTCATCGATTATTAATTCTATTACTTGTGCTTCTTCCATAATAAGTAAATCTTTTTTATACTATTTTGTTTTTATCCTATTGCAGAACCTGTTACAATATTTCTGTCTAATTCTTGTGCTGTAGTTACATCATTACTAACTACAAAAGCCTTTATAGGTTCACCTGTTCTTTGAGCTACAGTTTCAGCTAATTGCATTTGAGTTCCTGTACCTACTATATTGAATACCGGATCTTGTTGAGCTGGTGCTGTTGCTCCTCCTCCTGATCCTGATGCTCCTGCTGATGGTGCTGATATTGCTGTAGGAACAAATTGAGTTCTAGCTATTGCTGCTACTTGAGCTAAACCAGATGCTATAGCTACAGCTTGAGCTATTTGCGCTCTAATAGGTGAAGTCGGATCTCCTATTATAAGCTGAGATCCATAAGCTAAAATACCGGTTCTATACGTTTCTACTAATGCATTAACTATCATTGCAGCCTTCTGTAATTTAAAGTTCTTTTCTGCAATTATATCTCTTTTTTTCTGTAACGCTAATTCATTTGCCTCTATTTGTTTATTTATGTTTTCTTTTTCTTTAGCAGAAAGATTTTCGTTTCTTAAACGTTCCTTTAGTTGATTATTCATTAAAGTAGTCTTTCTTTCTTCTCTAGACATTTCCGCATCCATAAACATATTACCTAAATCAGCAGCCACATTTGCTATACCTTGAACATCTCCTAACAATTTCTCAAGCTCACTCTGTTCAAAATCAATTAAAGAGGTCTTTAAAGTTGCTAGTCTTGTTAATAATTTTTCACGCTCTTCAATAGATAATCTGTCTCCTAGTAAAGCAGTCTCTATATTCTTTATTTCTTTATTTGTTGCTTCTTGTATTAACTTATCTTTTTTAAGTTCAAATTCTTCTCTGCTTTTAGACCTTTTCTTTAACGCTAATATGTCTTCTGCTAAAACCTTTTTTATTTGTCCCTGCTCTAACTGTCTTCTTTTTGATTCGTTTTTAGATCTTTGATCTTGTTTTTTGTTAAATAATGAATAAAATCCGTCTTTTTTGTTTTCTATAGCTTCTAAATCTTCTGAATGCTTTTTGGCATTATTTAAATCTATAGCATCATATTTTTCATTTATTGCTTTTATTTTTAACCTAGCTCTTTCTCTTGCTGCAATTATTATTTTCTCTCCGCCGTCTGCTCTTTTCGTTGCTTTTTCTATTACATCATCAAGTTCAAATTGAACTTTTAATAATTCTTTTGCTCTATCTGTATCTAATTTTAATAATTCTATTTCTCTATTTATAGATTTAAGGAGTTTGTCAAAATTATCAGCATCTTTATCAATTCCTTTAAATAAATCCTCTAATGCTTTTTTTAATTCAGGATCTCCTACAGTTTTTAATATTTCGTCAAATGCTGTTTTTAACTTATTTATTTTTTTCTCGCTTTTTTCTGCTTCAGTACTGAAAGCACCAAGAATACCAGGTAAGCTACCAATTTCTCTAACTATTAATATATAACTATCAAACAAAGACTGGTTTGAAGTTTCTAATTTATTAGTTTCTAATTGTATGTTTTTTAATATTTCTAAACTTTTTGATATTGCGTCCTGAGCTACAGCTTGTTTAATCATTTCTGAACTAAGATTCTTTAAGCTATTTATAGAGTCATCAGTAACTTTACCAAATTCATCAACTTCTAGATTAAGACCTTTATATTCTTTATTTAAATTATTTATTAAACTAGATGTTGTTTCTAATGAAGCAATATTTTCTTCAAATATCTTCGTAACTAAAATTAATTGAACACCCTGTTTACCAAAAGAATCTGTCAAGCCATCTACTCCTTCTTCAGCTTTTTTAGTAGCGCCAAAAAAGAAATCTAAAGCAGCAAGAACAGCTTGAAAAGCTAGAATAATTCCTAATGGGCCTTTTAATTGATTACCCAATAATTTAAAAGCATTTGTAGCGCCATCTGTTTTAGATATTAATGTTACAAATAAAGTAGATAACTGAGATAGGTTGTTTGCTACACCTCTAAGTCCGTAAGGAGCATCAGATATTGTTCTACCAAATTCTGTCAATGTAGCTCCGGCTAAACCAGCATTAGAAATTAAATCTTCATTTACTTTAACATTTCTTGTTGTAGCTCCAGAAAGTGTATCAATCTTACCTTGTACCGCTATAATCTTTTTCTGGTATTTATCAAACTGAGCGATGGTTCTTGCTGTTGCTTTTTGTTGAGCTATTAACGCATTTCTTTGCTCCATTAAAGCTCCCACAGAACCTTTCATTGGCCCACTTATAGCATTTTGAGCATCTTTAAGTTTCTGTATCTCTTCCGTTTGCGCTCTATACTGTTCGTTTGTTTTTGCAGTTTTATCTCTTAACTCCTCTAAGGCTTTTATTTGTTCATTATAACCTTTTACGGTTCCTTCAGAATTTAGATCTTTTAACGCTTTTTTAGCCTTCTTTATAGTTTCTTCTAAAGTATCAAAAGAGTTTTGTAAGCCGTCAATTTTAGCTATTACTTGATTATCTTGTATTTGTATTTCAATAAGGAGATTCTGTGCCATTAGTATTTAGTATTAAATCGTTTTCTTTTATTAATTGCTTCTTTTATAGTTTCAGGAGCTTCATATTTACCTTTTGCTATATCTATATAAGGTGAAACCTTATAATAATCATCTAATTTCAGTAAGTCTAGTATATTCTTTAACATTAAAAATCATTTAGTAACTCAATTTCACTTTTACCGTTTTTCATATTAGTGGTTATTGAGTTTATTTTATATTTTCTTTCATTTATTATTAGTCTATCAGCCAAAGTAAGCTTTATAAGCAGTTTAGCGGGCAGATAAGCAGAAACCTTAGTCAATCTATTCTTAGAGTCAAAAACATCGCTTATATACGTCTTATAATAAGTATTGAATAAAGTATTCTCAAGTTCTATGTTATTATATTCATCTAATTCTGATTCAAAGTTCAGTGTTTGTGCATCTGAACTTAGATCAGTAGTGTTTGAAGGTATGATGTAACTAGTACTCCCAGCAACGTTAGCTGTAGAAGTTCTCATTCCTAAGCTATCACCTGAAGTTATTCTTATAGGATAGAATAATATAGGTTCACCTATGAAAGAATCCTGGTTATCATCAGCACACCATCCCCATTGAATACTAGATTGAGTTGCTCCAGAATCATCTTCTAAATCAAATAATCTTTCAAACTTCATATGACCAAAAGGAACAGATAGATCAAATGTAGATCCATCTAAGCTTTCATTATCATTATATTTTATAGTACCCCATTCTTTATTAAACAATTGTTCGTGAGTAGCAGCAAAGAATGTTTCTCTTCCTTCAAATCTAAAATCTATTTGCTTATAAGGTAAAGAACTATTTATTTGTGATTTTGTTGTATCTACATAATCACTTATATTGTATTCAACTCCTTCTAAGTAAAAACTATCTAAAGTTTGTATTTTTATTGTACCATCATCTTCTACATAAGCAGTTAAATTAAATATCTTAAATATTCCTGTAAGAAAGTCTATGACTTTCATTTCAGGAATTTCTCTAGAAGTAATAAACTCAAATATTGCTTGTATAGTAAATTGAGTTACATCAAATGTGTGAGATTCAGGAACTAATAAATCTGAAAACTCCCATTCAACAGCATTTTCTACACCTGTTTCACCAAATATAAATTCTTCAGATACAGTTATTAATACTTTGTAAGTACCGTTACTTAGGTTCATATCTAACTGTAGATCACTATTTGTAACAGAACCTGAAGCAAAATCATTTCCATCTTTAGTAACTAAAACATTATAGGTTCCTGCATAACCACTATTAGGTTTAACTGTTAATGTAGTTATTAGTTTATTGGTTGTTGTATGTCCAGTAACTATAAGATCTTGACCTTGAGCAGATACGTTAGTCATAGTAGTATCTAAACCAAATTCTACAAACTTAGAATAAGTAGGTAAACTAACAGGATCTTCTATTCCTCCTTTTTTT